AAAATCTGTGTCTGAATAGACATTACCATCATCCCCATCCACCATACCGACTCGTGTTTCACTTGAACTTACAGTATTTCCATAATCTTGAGCTACTATCATTGCGTGGTTAGAACCACCTAAAGTATCTGAAGTTGTGGCTGAAAAAACATAGTTTGCAGTAGTAAAAGCATTGGTAAATTGTGGAGAATGTCTGCCAGTGGCAGCATCCACTACAGAAGAAACATTTAAAGAAGTTCCTTGAACTGCGCCAGACATATTGTATTTAACAATTAATTTTGCAGCATGTTGCTTCGTTAGTGTTGTGACACCACCAGTTACACTTTGTAATGTATTTACTTTGAATGTACTCATATTATCCTACCACCAATGTTCCACCAGAATCTACTGTAATTGTTATACCTGTTGCAACTGAAACTGGCCCTGCACATAAAGCGTTTTCTGTTCCAGTAATTGTTACATTTGTATTAAGTTCTTTTTCGTGTACTCTAAAAATGTTTCCTCTACCATCTGTTGTATTTGGATCACCTTTGGATGCACCTACATCAAAAGACAATGCACTTCTTTGAACTGAGTCTGATGTTGGTACTGAAGAACTCTCATTTACCCCAGAGATAAACAATACATAGAAGTTCACACCACTTGGTGGTGCAGCCGTCATAGTAAGAGTTGTTCCTGAAACAGAATAAGCATCTGTAGGTTCTTGGCGAACATTACCTACAAACACTGCAATGTCAGCAGATGTACCAACACTTCTATTCAATGTGAATGCTACAGTTGACCCATTTGGTGTAAAATCTTGTTTTGTAACAGAAGCACCAAAATTATTTGAGCGTTGATTTCCTATAAACGGCATATTATTCTACCTTATGTTTTTTCCATAATTCCCATTACAACATCAAGAGAGGAAGCTGTTCCTGCCTTGACTTTGAGAATATCAGTTGCTTCCAGAATATATTTCTGTCCAGCAAGTGTTTCCAATGTAGTATTCGCTGGAATACTAACATTCTCTAATAATTGATGTGTTGTAGCTGGACTAGCAGAAGAATCAGTAAATTGAACTTGGACAGTTGCGGCCGCTGTTGTCTTATTAGCGATGGCAAGTCCTAGAACAACCACTTGTGTACTTGCTGGTGCAGTATACAATGTATCATAAGCAGCGTGATTTACGTTAGCAAGTGCTGCATTTTTGAAAGTGTTCGCCATTTTATTTTCCTATGTTTATCCTAAAGCAATTGCAAGAGCAGTTGCATCATCCTCTGGGTCAAAGTTCAACTTAGCACGAGTAACTGCTCCATTAGCAACAGTATTTAGTGTGTTAGTTCCATTTAATTGTATAACTTGAATATTCTTTGTTCCTGCTGTTGGAGCTCCAGTAAAAGTAAGTACATCACCTGTTACAGTATATGCAAAAGAAGAACCAAATCTTTGATATACGTTATCTACAAATACAACAAAGTTTTCAGCTGTAGCAACAGGTGTTCTTGTTAGAGTAAATGCAACTGTAGAACCATCTCCATTAAACTCATCCATGTGAGTATTTGAATTAGCAGACTTTGCGGTAATAAGTTCATTACCCATAAAGACGATAGAAACCCTATCCGTATTTGGTATCACCTCAGAAAAAGTAATCTTAGGTTGTCCTGAGATATTACTTGTAGTATATGAGAACTCTGGTTCTTGAACAATACCATTCAATACCACCAACAAAGAAGATGGAGGTGCCATGAAATCAAGATTAAAGGTAGTAGCAGTGCCATTACCTAGTATGACTTGTCTATCAAATACACCATAGGAAGGTGTTGCTCCAATATAATCTGACATTATTGTTTTCCTTTAGTCATATTTAGTCTGCGTCTGCAATGGTTAAAGTGCCTGCTTCTACTTGGCGCATTATTTCTGCGTAGAATCTATTATCTGGGTTGAGAGGAATTGACCATCTTGTGCCATCTATTATTGCAATGATACCGTCTTTTTTAAACGCTCCATAATCTTTATATTTTGCAGATTCTATATTCATCTTTACAACTCCTTACAACTCAGCATCAAATTGAAGACAAGCAGAACCATCTCCAACGGATCTATTGTTTCTATAAAAGTGTACTGAGTATCCTTGCGTTCCATTTGTATTGCCTGTAAAATCTAACCAAGTATTTCTTGTGTCACCCCCTATATTCCAAGCAGAATCAAAAGCAATAGTTCCAGCCAATGATGTATCCCCTTGTTGAGCAACCCAAGCGCCCGCATTTGTTCCTATGCAACTAACAGCAGGCTGTGCTCTCATTTCTACTGGATATTCCATAACACCTTTTACTCTATTACCAGAAGCTGTCATAAAAGAACCTCCTAACATCCCATATGCAACATCATCTTTAGTTCTATTATAATATCTCTGACAAGCAAGTAGGTGGTCTGTAGATAAACGGTGTTCAAATGGTGTCGCTGCACTGCCAGTTTCAAATTGGATGCCTGTGATTTCCCAATCATTACTTGTGCTATCTGCGAAGTTTACTTGTCCAGTTGCACTACTAGGGTCAGTGCCTGCCCTCCATGCAGTATTTAATGTACCACCTTGCACCGCTGAACCAGCAACTAACCAAAATGAAAACTCTAAAGAACTATTAACATCATTATCTAATTTACCAGATGCATCTGCTGGAAAAGTTATAGTGTATCTATTCCAGTTTGCATTTGCAACTGTGTAAGAACCAGAAACATCTCTACCATTGTCTCTGTCATATATCTCAACAACATAAACACCAGTTTTATTTGTTTTAACATAAAAAGATAAAGTCATAGGTAAAGCATCAGAACCATGTCCTTTTGCAAATCTTTGACATTCTCGACCTTCAAGTTTATGTATTATCTTTACTTCTTCATTAGATGCAATAGACGTATCAGCAGTTGTACAGTCCATCTTTAATGATTTAGAAAACCCTGCTAAATCTGTTACATTGTTTTGAGAACAAGTATATGTACTTCCAGTATTTTGTTTATATACTGCAAACCTATCTAAAACATATTGATTACCAACATTGGATGATGAGGTTTTTCTTTGAGATACCATCATTTCGCTATTGACAATAACATTTTTTCCACCACCACCGATACCAGCTGTTTTTGCTGGTGTGATTGCACCATCAGCAATCTTTGCAGTTGTTACTGCATCATTAGCAATATCTGTCGCAGTAAGAGTTACATCACTATTTAAAAGTTCAGCAAGATTTTTTGAATTACTAGCCATTAGATTTGATACCTCGCCATAATTTCTGAAAGAGCAACTGGAGCAAATGTTAGTGTAAGTGTCACACCACTAATTGAATAGTCACTAGTTGGTTTAAGAGCAATACCGTTATAGAAAATAAATGCACTATTGGTTGTTGCACCAGCAGTACCTAAAGTAAATGCCACTGTAGAACCATCACCAGTGAATGTGTCGTACTGAAAGTCTGTACTTCTACGAGCAATTGATCTGATTGTTAAATGTTTTGTTTCAATCTCTGCAGCGGCTGCTGGTGCTGTTGTGAATGTTAATGTTGTACCAGAGAGACTATAGTTTGTTGTTGCCTTCTGAAGAATACCATCAACGAAAACCATAATACCAGCTACGTTTGCTGGTTCTTCCGAAAGAGTAAATGCAACCGTAGAACCATCACCAGTAGCAACATCTGTTGTAAAACTTTTTAAGTTTGCAGCAAGTTCGTTTACACCAACAGAACCAGCTGGTGGTTTCATGTTGATTGTTCCAACACCTCTGTGTATCATGTAAATCGAACCACTAGATGGTATTGCACCAGCGAATTTTAAAATCTTTGGATTACCATCTGCATCATTGTGAATTGTATATGCAACATCTGGTTCTTGTACCACGTTATCTAGAACTACATGTATGTTTTCTGTATTTCCACCAGGCACTTCTATTGATAATGCTACTGCATTAGTATGAGCAACACCACTAACTGTAATGGTACTCAAGTTAGAACCTAGAAAATCTTCTTTTAGGAACGCTGGGGATACTTTATTTAAGTGTGGTACACCAATATAGTTAGACATATTTTACCCCTTATGTTACATCTTGTAGAATTGATGCAACAACATCTACAGTTGCAGCCGAAGCATATACTTGCACTTTATCGTTTCCGTTTAAAACAACCTTCTGTCCTGATACTACTTTCAACGCCGAACCAACTGGTACTGGTGCATTCTTAACAATGTGGAAACTAGCTGACGCACTACTATCCCTTACTAAGACTGTTACCGTTACAGCAGAAGTTCCTGTGTTTGCAATATCAAGTTCAATAAGAATTGAATTAACGGCAGATGAACCATCATTAGCAGTATAAACATCAGTCGGCGAACTAGAATTAGTACTGATACTTGTTGCAAAAGCATTTTTAAAATTGTTTGCCATTCTATTCTTTTCCTTTTATTTTATTTATAACGATTAACCAAGAGCAACCGCAAGAGCAATACCGAAGCCTTCAGTAGCAATTTTACCACCAGATGCTGGGAATGTTAATGAACCATTCATAGCACCAGTTAGGTCTGTTATTCCTGAAGATCCTATTGCAAGTTTTCCTGCCGCTTCTATATCACCAGTAACATCTAGTCCTTCATTAATTTGAATACCACCAGAGTAAACTGTTAGTTTATTAGAATTATTAAATGCAAGATGCACATTATTTTTTGCACCAGCGTCATCACTTTCTAGAAGAATGATATAACCATCTTCCAATAGAATTTGACTACCAGCATTCGCACCACCAACATCTGTTCCATCTATCTGAAGAACATCTAAGTCAGTGATAGTGTTGATAATTAGATCACCTGTACCACTGTGTTGTATACGAGAATTTGTTGCATCATGGAATAGTTGTAAATCATCATCGTTACCAAACTTAACTCTAAAATTACTTGACCCTGTGGAGTCGTTAAAGTCAATAACACTTGGAAATAAAACACTACTCAAAGCAGAATCTATTTCAGTTATTGATTCTGCAATAGTAGATACAGCTGTTCCATTAATAGTAGTTGGAAGAGCTGATACATCACCGACATCTGCGCCGAGATTATTAAACTCTACTCTCCACTGTTCAAATGTGGTACTAGCTGGTGCGTTACGATTTGCCATTACTTCTTATCCATTAACTGTATCAACAAAGATTTTATTTCGTGCATTTCACACTTTAAAGTATTTATCTCTCTAACCGTGTCTCTTAATTGATCTCGTTCTATTTTTTTATTCTCCATAGATTTCATATATGATTCATAGGTAGAACGATTTGTGTTTATAATAGCTTTACTATTCATGTCTCGTTCTAGTCCTTTGTATCCTTCTACTTTTAATCTATCCATCTTACAACGCCAATGCAATAATTCTTAGGTTTTTAATTCTTGGTACTTCAACTGTTGAAGTTGATTTTAGTTCCAATTTAACAGCAGCAGTTGAATAACTATTCAGTCCACTGATAGTGTATTCTCTCTCAGCAAAGAACGCTGGGTTCTCATCTGGATTATCAGTTCTATCAGGTGTTGCAAGTCTGTATGGAATACTATCGAAATCTCTAATATCCCCTTCTTCTATAATCTTATAATAAACATTAATTGTAGCTGGATCTGGACGATTTGCCTCAAACAATATCTTCAGAGCAGTTGCTGGATTCTCAACCGAAAATCTCTTAGTCATATAGTTTGCAGCGTTTGATGTACCAATTGGAGCAATACCATCCAAGTATCTTTCATGTTGTGTTATCACAGCATTACTTGTTGTTTCACTCGCTGGAGCTGGAGTTATTCCAATAGAGGCACCATCACTTGCAACAGCAGTAATAGTAAATGTTGTGTTATTACTTGAAGTTCCAGATACCGTAATTTCTTTACCAATGTCAAGTGTTAAGAATTGACTCTTAATGTTAGCAACAGAAGTAGTAACTGTTCCATTAGTATTGAAGACCATAGCACCAGTTGCATTAGATACTATTCTATCATCTAATGCCGAAACATTAAATGATGAACGTGTATAGTTACTAATTTTATTAGTTGTACAACATAGAGATATTCTTTCAGTATCTAGAACTGGTGATAACCATTCACTAGTTGTTGACATGTTAGCAGTAATACTTCCAGATGTTCCAGAAATAATATTATTAGTTCTACCACCATTTAGATTTAAGTTTTGATTTAATTCGTTTGCAATCAATTCTCTTTCAGATGGATAGTAGTTTGAGTTTTCAGATATGAATGTTGCCGCAGACTTTGAATATCCTGTGTCCATACCTGTCCAACGATATGTAATTTCTGTGCCTGGCAACTTGACTTGTGATACTGCAAGTTGCAGAACATCAATAGTAATATTTCTTGTAGCTGTAATACCAGAACCACCAACAAAGTCGTGTGTCAGATTTGCAAGTGTACCACCAACAACATCTGAAGATGCGACAGGAATAGTATATGCATCTAAGTCAACATTTGCAATTGTGTGATCTTTGTTAAAGAACTCTGAGTCAATACCAACAGTAGCACTATTCGCACCATATAATCCATCTGTTATACCTCTGAGTTTAACTTTATCACCAACCTTCATACCATGATTTTTGTGGAGAACCCTGATAACAGCTGAGTTAGTATTTACTTCAAATGGGTTTGTTGGAAGTGATTGTCTAGGAACAATTGAATTAACAAATGTTGGAACACCAATAGATGTTGTCTGGAACTTAGCACGATAGAGAGTAAACTTCACATCACGATATTGATGTGGTGTCCATGACTGTCCATTCTGTGATAGGAATAATGTTCCTGCCAATGGATTCGCAGAAATCAATCTACCGTCTGCAAGATTTGTTTTACCAACTTCTGAGAAGAATACTCTACATCCTGGCTCATCAACCTTAATTACAATAGCATATTCAGCATCGTCTTTAAGATATACTGGTGAGTCAAACTCAAAAGTTGTCGAAGAAGAAGCATCAGATGAAACATTAATCTCTTCTGGTTTAAGAACTTTTTGTGCAAGTACTTTGTTTGATGGGTGTCCATCAACAGTATCAGTTAACTGAACATATACAGGTCGTGTACCAGCAGTTTGGAAGAACAAGTCAACTTTAGTAACGAATGCACCTTCTTCACCTTGGTTAATAAATGTCTGTGCAAGTGGATCATGACCTCTTCTTGGAGGTGGAGGCGGAGGCGGTGGATCAGCAACAAACGAACTTGCAATTTGTCTTCTAGATGTATTAACACCACCACGAAGTTCTCTACTAACAGTTCTTTCTCGTTGAACTCTATCACGAACAAACTCTGCTTTTCTTACATTAAGAATTGTTTGTTCTCTCTCTTCTGCAATACCAGTTGCAGAATAAATTCTTTCTGCGGCTGATGTAAACGCACCAGTTGTTTTTTCGTTATTGACATTATCAATAAGTCTGAATACTCTTTCACCAGTTCTGAAGCGAAGTGTATCTGTATTTGGAAGATAGAAAACTCCACTAAATTGACCAATAGAATTAGTTACTAGATTGGAAGAGTTTGTAAATACTGATGGGTTGGTTGTTGTTGAGGTGCCACCATTAATTTCTGTAATAGTAACTTGGTTAACTCCACCACCATTTACACTTTTTCTACTTACTGTACCAGTACAAACATCACTTATGGCAAATCCATTAATTATGTTTGTTGCGTATACTTCTCTAATTGATGTACTGCCTGGCCCTTCCATTGCAACGTGACAAGAAGCCTGAAGTCTTTGACAAGAACCACCAGATGAATATGAACTAACAGTACCCAGCACACTACCATCAATATTTGTAATTGTAAAGGTATTTGCTGAAGTATTAACAGAAGTAACAAGATAATTATTTTGTAAAGAATTTCTAAAGTTCAATTGTGTTGAACCACTAATACTACTAAGTTGTACATGGTGTCCAGGCCGTATACCTGATACACTTGCAACGGTTATTGTTGCAACAGTCGTACTGTTTTTAACAACACCAGAAATATTAGTTGCAGTTTGAGTTTGGTTACGAATAATGTCACCATAGTTAAATGCATTTGCAAAATCATCTTCACCGTCTGTAAAACGAGCAGAGTCAGTACTACCACTTGAGCCAGGCGATTGAATATCTTTAGGACTAAATCTAATGTTTGAACCATTGACTTTGAAAATATCAGCAGGACGAACAAAGTTACTTACATCTTCATTATCAAAGAATGCATGAACTCTTGTTTTTGGTTTTAGGTTTCCTACGTTTACAGATATTGGTCGAGAACGCATGAAAGGAATCATAGAGATACTAGTAATTCTGTCTCCAAGATTATTTGATTCCACTGTAGACTGCATAGTAGTTCTAATACCAGAACTAACTTGTCCTACTTGTTGTGAGAACACCTGTCTACTCTGAACTGTTTGTGTGGTTGTGTATTGTGTACCACCACGAACCCTTTGAGCTGAAGTATTATTTCTACGAGATAGAACTTCTGTTCTAGTTGGAACTCTACGTCCATACCAGTTATCCTGCCATGAATTCCATACTGTTCCTGTTACACCAGCTGCATCTGCAAGTTCACGAATAACATCAAAGTTATTATCGTCATTCACAACTACGTCTGGACGGCGTTCAACATCATTCCAATCATCTGAATATGGAACTAAGAAAATCTCACCAGTAAATGGTGCAACCTTATATGGGTTTGTATCAAAACTATCTGAAGCAAATGGATTCTTAATATGTTCTTCTGATGTATATGGAAGAGTAACAATTCCGTCTGGATGCATTGTATAATTTGCAGAAGATCTACTTGCATCACTGGTAACAGATTCAAGCATCTGTACATTATCAGTAAATGCCTTTGGACGAGCTTCACGTTCAGTCATGTCAACTGCGATATTATAATCTGTATTTTGAATATCACCAATAATGTGTCCAGTGAAGTTGTCTACAACAAAACCATTCTTTAGTCTATCAAATCCAGCAGAGTCTTTAATTACCAAATCAGCAGTTTCTTTTTCTAGAAGATTGAGAGATGTGTAGTACTCTAGATTTGTAATTCTCTTATCAAGTTTACCAATGTCACGCATTGTATATCTACGATTATCAAGTTTAGTAACTTGAACTTCATTCAACGACACGACATATGGTTCATAAACCATTTCAAATAGAACCATTCCACTGTCTGGTTGTTGTGGTTTCTGTGGATCAAGAGCTGGTACACCTTGAATAATATCAAATCTACCAAGTCTATCCATGAACATGATATCCATTCTTGCGAGGAAGAATGAGAAGTCTGCTTCCATGTTTGTACCGATAGCAGGAAGTTCTGAAACAACAGCAGTTGCATTTGTAAAGTTTGCACCAGTGTCATCAATACGAGGTCTAAAGTCAATGCAGTCTCTTAGTTCAAAGAAACTACCATCACCGTTTGCAGATGTGTAAGTTGGAATAGCAGTGTAATCTACAACACCATCATAGGAGTCAACAGAAAAGTAATCACCAGCACCATGTGTAAAGAAATCGAATGTAACACGCAACGCACCAGTTGGAGCTGGTTGTCCTGGCTTTAGTTTAATTCTTGCGAGATCATAGAATGCATCTCTCTGTCCACCATCAAAATCATATCTCTCTGTGATATCAATTGCACCAGAAGTTGCATATGCACCAAATCCACTGGGTTGCATTGAAACACTTGTAAGTTTAAATCCATCTGCCTTTCCAAGTGTAACCTCTGTTGATTGTACTGAAGTTTGACCAGTGATATCAACTGTAGCAGCAGACTGAAGTGTTTTAGTTTTTTCTGTAGCGTCATTTGCAGATACACGAATAGATGCAATCAATGTAACTGTGTCACCATTTGCCAATACATTAGTAATACCAGCATTAAGTCCACTAAATGTTATTGTTCTATCCGAACCACTCAATCCCATTTTTGCACTAGTGATATCAACAATGTCACCAGCTGAACGAGGACTTGCCCCTGTTGCAACAACAAGAGTATAGTTTCTCAAGTCTGAAATAGGTCTGAATGTTTCATCTGAACCAGCAACTGTAAATGAAACTGAGTTTGTTGATACGGTTGCAGGCGCAAACTTTCTTCTTACTGTATATGCAGTAGACTTTTCGTTGTCTGGGTTTGAAGTTGAGTCACCACGAATTTTTCTAACTCTGAAAAAGTTTGTTGGGAATACAAGTAACTTTTGATCTGGACGAACAAGTTCTGCTTTAAATCTTTTGATTGTACCACCAGAGACAGCAGCTGCACCATTAGCATCTAGTGTAATTGCTTGTTGTCCACCAATACTTGCGACAGAACCAATGAGTGTATCGTTGAGGAAAATAACATCACCAGTTTCAACTTCTTGTAAGAATACTGTACCAACACCAGTAATAGTAGTACTACCTGTTGTAGATGTTGCAGTACCAGTTAGTGATACGAGTGTAGGACTTATGTTTGCAGTAAAGGTTGCACCAACATTATCTACAGATTTCACATCTCTTTCAAAATCGAAACCAGCATTCATGTTGATATCGAAGAGTCCAAGTTTAAATTTCTTTGTCGCAAGTGTACCCTGATAGTCACCATCGTGTAGAATAAATGAACGAGCTCTTGCAGAACCAATCTGTGTATTCTGTCCTAAATCTTCATATAATCTGATAACTTCAAACTCATCAATCTCTGGTACACCAGACACAGCTGTTACGAGAACAAAATTACCGATTGGTGTTTGAATTGGTTTATCGTTAACACGACCAAATGTTCTTGGTTTATCAGTCTTGACAAACTGAGTTGTCATAGTTTCTAGTTCATAACCTTCAACATATGCTTTGCCAGGCTCAACTGCGAATACTAATTTAGATTCCTCACCACCAGAAGCCTGAGTATAGATACCACGATTTGTTCCATCGTTTAGATGTTCACGAGTTTCAGAAAGGAATGGACGAACTTCATAGTTACCACTTTCATCAAATGTTCTACGAGCAAGTGTATGTTCCAACTCAGCATAGTCTGCATACTTTTTAAACTTTTCAACAGTACCTTGATTAACACGAGCAAGTTCGATGAAGTCGGTGTCATCAGTTGCAGTAAGAGTTTTCTTTGATAAGGTAAGATTGATTTTAAATCTGTGAGCGCCTGGCGCATTTGTGTTTGATGTTCCAGTTGCATTATCTAGAAGAGATGCATCTTCTTCAGGTGAAACAAAACTTTCTGCAATAGTCCAACCAACTCTATAAGAAGGAGTTGAACTATACTTGTCTAAAAGTATAACCTGTTCTGAATTTTCTACAAAGAAACCATTGACAAAGTAAACACCTTTGTGTACAAGTATAGCAGAACCAGTTCCTACTGGATCGTTTGTCGATTGAATATTTGCACCAAGTTCTGTTACTTGATTTGTTGTTAGTAGTGGGTTTAGTGCAGTTGTATTATCAGCATTTGTTGCAAGAACAGTTTCACCAGACGCAAATGTTTTTGTCTCTCCATCTGTACCACTATCTTCATACTTGAAATATATTGTTAAAGGATCATCACCAGAAGCTGCAACTGTACCAATTACTTTTGCTTTGACACCAGTTGTTTGTCCAGTAATAATTTTGTTTTGAAAATCTGTTCTATAACCTTCAACGTCTTGTGCATTGTAAATTGATTCAACTTTAAGATATTCATATTCCATGTCGATATTAATATCGCCTGGAATTACCATAGAACCTTGTTCAAAAACATGTTCACCAAAGTTATTAAGTTGTCTTTGGATTACAGTTTGTAATTGTGTAAGTTCACGAGCCTGAATTGAAAAGCCAGGACGAAACATAACACGATGAAAGTTCTTGGTTGAATCAAAGTCATCATAGTATGGGTTTACGTTGAAGTTAGTAGCCATTTATTTCACATTCCTATTATGATTAGAATTCGACAACAATTTTTATATCTTCTGTTTGGTCAGAAGCACGAGAAATTGGTCTACGATTTTCTACATAAATTAATTTTCCACTATCTGGTTCTAGTTCTGGAAGGGCAAACCCTCCACCACCAGATGTGAATGCAATAGATCCACCATTACTTAGTGTTTCCGTTGGTGATGTATTTGCTGGAGTTCCAGTAGCACCAGATGTACCACCTGTAATAGTATTAGTTCCAGTAAATGCAATGTATTGTTGATATGTCGAAGATGAACTATTTGAGTTAATACCATAGTTTAAAAATTGTTCTTGTTGATAGTAAAGAATATTATTTGTAGCATCAAACTCTACAACTCTACCAGTTGCATTATTAGTAGCCTGTGTAATCTTTTCATCTGGTTCAAATGTTCCAGTAGCAGAAGAAAACTTCACTGCATATGTTAGTCTTGCTTGTGTTGCAGTTGCAGCTGTTGTTGTACCAGCATTTGTTGGGTCAACAAGTATACCAACTTCTCTAAAATCGTTTCCGATTGCAAAATCATCAGTTTCAGTTTGTTCTAGTTTGGTGTTCATCATTACGAAGTGTCCACCAAGTTCTTCTTGTCCATTGAACCCATGTCCAACTTTTGGTGAAATTACTGGCGAGATAACACCATTACTACCACTACCAATTGTTGTTGCAGTTGATAAATTTGCATCCTTATAAACCTCACCTAGATTTACCACACCATAAGTGTAGTTCTGTCCAGCAGCTTCAATTTGTGTATTGGTTGTTGCGTTAGAACCGAAAGCTTTAATCTCTCCACCAACCACAACAATCTTAACTTTACCACCACTACCGTCACCACGAATTGGTGAATAATAGATACCGCCTGGCCCACCAGCACCGTCAGTTCCGTTGCTGTTAGAATAACCAGAACCAGAAGTAACTCTAACAACTTTGATAGGAGCGCCTGAATATGGTGCAGTATCACCTGATGCTGTCACAGCATCAGCAGAAACAGTTGTGTCTGTTTTTACTGGCATGAAATCTGTTGTAACAAACTTCTGAACCTCAGATGTTGTGAGTGTATACATGTACTGAAGATAGTAACCACCTTCAAAGAATGGTGTGGATGAAGTTGATGTTGGCCCATTTGCACCAGCAGCAATGGCATTTCCATTATTATTGTCTAGTACTTTATAAACTTTAAACTCTGAAGTCATAAAGTAATACTTTGCATCATACAAGTTAATCGCACCAGACTGTGCTGGGTTAGTTGTTGTTACATCATGTTCGTACATGTCATAAACTGTTCCGTTAACATAGTTCCTACGAGGAACACAAAATGAAACGTCAGTAGATCCAATTCTCTTGGCAGCAAGCATTGAATCCCACTTATAACTTTCTACAGTAACAGTATCTTGAGGTGCTGGTGGTGTTGTATCTGTACCACCAGATGTTGTTGTAGTAAAAGGTGTTGCTTTACCAATGAATAGATAATAGTTTGATGCAGCTGCTTCTGAAAAAGATTCCAAAAACTGTTCTGCATTATGTTGTCTGAATTTTTCAGTAATAATTGCTGCCATTGTTCTTTCCTATAATATTATTTATTCTGTTCTCAGAAGGGTGCATCTGAAATTGTATTACCATCTGCTACCCATTTTAAAATCTCTTGATAGTCTATATTACCTTCTGCTACTGGCACAGATGTTGTGATACCAGTGATTTCATTACCATCTGCATCATTGTATACAACCATTAGATTACTATCATCATTCGGTATTTTTGTTACTGTTTTAATTTGCATAATTTATTCCTATATGTCTGCACTAAAATGAAATTGTAATGATGCTCCAATAATAAATTGATCGTGTCGAACAGTACTAGGTGATATGTAATATGTTCCTACCATACAACCAGAATTAGAATGAGCGTGTCTAGCCAATGTGTTGAGATTTCCGTTCCCAGCCTGATCTGTATAACCTTGGTTCTGATAATAAAATTCAACTTGACTACCGCTTGGAGCACTACCTCCTGAGAAATTAGAATTACTAATGTTATGTGTCAATGTGGGAATTGTTCTCATTGTTACTGGAAAGGGTACATGAAAAGCAAAATGTCCTACGTTAGTGCCTGCAACAACTGTACCAAAATTTACATTTGCAGTAAGATTGGTTTGAGCTGCCTGTCCATTGCCTCCAGACATAGGATTGTAAAAGTACCGTTGACAAATCGCAAGGTCTTCAGATGATGTAAGATGCTCGAATGGTGTGGCCGTGTCGCCAACTTCCAATTGAACGCCTGTAATTTCAAATGTAGCTCCAGCGGTATTAGACCAATCCTGAGCAAAGTTTGGAAAATATCCAGCAGTTTGTGTTCTA